GGGTGATCAATGGTTGATCAGGTGCTAAACTTCAGCCCTTTCAGAATTGACTGATATTTCTAATGTTAAAGTTATTTAGTCGCTACATTTCAGTAGGCGTGATTAACACCGCTCTGCACTGGTTATGCTTCGGTGCGCTTCTGCATTTTCTTGGAGCCACTCAGGCCGTAGCAAATGTGATCGCATTCAGTATTGCGGTTACGTTTAGTTTCTTCGCTAACGCAAAATGGACGTTCAGGTCACAGGCAACGTCAGGGCGTTATATAGCGTTCGTCTCATTTATGTGCATCATGGCTGGAATGACAGGGTACATCGCGGATGCGATTGGTGCACCGCCGATTGTAACCCTAATAGCGTTCTCAGGGTTCAGTCTTGTTGCCGGGTTCATATACTCAAAATTCATTGTCTTTAGGGATGCGAAATGAAAATTTCTTTGGTCGTGCCAGTGTTTAATGAAGAGGAAGCCATTCCAATCTTCTATAAAACTGTGCGGGAATTTGAAGGTCTGCAGCCGCATGATGTTGAAATCATCTTCATCAATGACGGCAGTAAAGACTCAACAGAATCAATTATAAATGCGCTTGCTATTGCTGACCCGTTAGTTGTTCCATTGTCATTCACACGTAACTTCGGTAAAGAACCAGCTCTGTTTGCCGGGCTAGACCACGCAACCGGCGAGGCAATAATACCAATTGACGTTGACCTGCAGGACCCAATTGAGGTAATTCCACACCTGATTGAGAAATGGCAGGCTGGTGCAGATATGGTGTTGGCTAAGCGCACTGACCGCTCTACAGATGGAAGACTGAAGCGCAAGACTGCTGAATGGTTCTATAAGCTCCACAATAAAATCAGTAACCCACAGATAGAGGAAAACGTCGGCGATTTCCGCCTGATGTCTCGCGATGTTGTTGAGAATATCAAGCTCATGCCTGAGCGTAATCTATTCATGAAAGGCGTGTTGAGCTGGGTTGGTGGCCGTACCGATGTGGTCGAATATGCAAGGGCGGAGCGTGTTGCCGGGAGTACCAAGTTCAATGGCTGGAAGCTATGGAATTTGGCATTGGAAGGAATTACAAGCTTTTCGACGTTCCCGTTGCGCATGTGGACTTATATCGGTTTATTCGTTGCCAGCATGGCGTTCGTATATGGCGCATGGATGATCGTCGACACATTAGCATTCGGCAATCCGGTTCGCGGATATCCTTCCATGCTGGTATCAATACTATTCCTTGGTGGGGTTCAGTTGATTGGGATTGGTGTTCTGGGCGAGTACATTGGCAGGATTTATGTTGAGGTAAAGAACCGACCTCGATATGTTTTGAAGAAATGATTCTTGGGAGGATGTAATGTTAGAGTCTAGCGGATTTAAAGGTTGCAAGATAGAATGGTCATTCTATCTCTTTGTGCTGCTTTCTGTTTTCGTATTTTTTGGGTTCATCCATCCGACCACAATTTTCACAGGTGATGAATGGTACAATCTTTCCCTGGGAAGAAAGGCATGGCCTGAGTGGCATGGCTTCAACCCAATCAAGGTTGTTCCAGAGGTGTCTTTCCCTCTTCTGATCAACGTGGCATCTTTTACTCTAATGCCGATTGGTCTCTCATTTCTTCAGTCTGTCACTTTTTTCACTGCAGCATTTATTGCAGTTATGGTTGTTGTGTATTTAAGACAGTTCTATCTTTTTGCCATTGAACGAATGGGATGCTCGCTATATTCTGGCATTGTTGTCACATTCTTTCATTACCTGTGCTTGTTTGGCCTGTTCAGGACTCTCAACGATAGCAAAAGCACATACATGCTTTGGGAACAGAACTTAACATGCTATTACCACTATCTTCTCCCGGCACTTCTAAATGGCGCTGTTACGCTATATGTTCTCAGAAAAGGTAAAGACCTTAAATCTATTCTGATGACGAATCCGGTTGTTTCTGGCTTCATCATTCTTTCGATTTATCTTTCCATCTTTTCCAACATTTTCTCTAGCGTTATTCTTGCGGTGACATGTGGCTCGGTAATTCTTATTGAATTAATCTCTTCCAGATTCAAAATTGTTAACGCTGTCAAAACATATCCACTGCATGTTGCTGTATTGGTGCTTTGGGTTATATCTACTGTCTTTGAAGCAAATGGCGGACGTGCAGAGAGGATGGGCAAGGCATCACTGGACTTTGCAGGAACCATTCACAATGCCTTCGGTCTTCTTTCCCAGATGAGTGGCGTGTTTATCGTTGTTCTTGTTGTTGGCTTCGTAGCTTGCGCGATTTCATGTGTATCAGCAGTCATGAGCCAGGAAGAAAAATGCAGATTAGTTTTAATCTCATTAATATCAATGCTTATCATATTCATAGCTTTGGTAATGATAAGTGCTAAAGCCAGCCCTGGGTACATAGGAAAGCCTGTTGTGATGTGGGGTGTTCTGATGTATATGATCGTACTTTCATCATTTGGCATTGCTTCATTACTGAAGCATAATTATGCCATTTACTTAACTCCTGTTGTATTGTTGATACTTGTTAACGCCTGCACAAGTCAGAATCATTCATTAAAATATCCGCAGAATAATGGCCTTACATACAATAAAGCCAACGCAGTTACTCAGGATATGATAACGCAAGTTGAAAATGCAGTAGCTGAAAACAAGAGAGAGATGACACTGTACGTTCCATTTAGTAATGATGCAGATAACTGGCCTATACCAGTAACAAGAGGAAGGGAGATATCCTGGACATTGAAATCAAATGGCGTGATAGACAGGAATATTACTATCAAGGTTCAGCCGGATATCGAAAAGAATAAGCAGTTTGATATTAAATTTTAAGAATGCGCCCCTGCCGGGGCGCTTTTTTTACCCTTTAATCAGAAGAGTTCCTGTTAGCGTTCCTGTGCTGCTGGTAACGTTCACAGCTGTTGAGCCGCTAAGGCTTCTGCTGATTACTGAGTCGACAATGTTTTGACTTCCGCCGCTCACGTTAACTGCGTATACCATAGAAGCGCCAGTTGCGGAGTTTCCAGTTAAAGTAAGTCTAGAACAGGTTGCGGCATTGATTCCGTTATAGGTTGCGGTGGTTCCGTACCCAGCATCAAGTATGGTGTTGTTAACAACTCTCATGTTATCGCAAGAGCTTAAATCAATACCATGCTGCGCTACACGTCTAACCATATTCCCGCTACAACTTCCCTGAGTTACGCTGCTCATAACAATACCGCGACCACCGATTCCTTGACCATCTACAAGGTTGTCATCAACCTCTATGAGCCAGTTTGAGCTGCTTTCCCCGCCCATAGGCACCCAAATGCCATATGTCGTTGACTGGAATATAACATTTCCGCATATTCTTACGTCTGAGAATGTTTGCCCTGGCCAGGACGTTCCTGCAGGGTTGTAGAATCTGACTCCAGTTACACATCCATCTATATTGTTGTTTGTTATTAAGATCCTTCCGCATGAGCGATCCCCTATAAATACACCATCATTACAACTAACTATCTGATTATCTGAAATAATCATTCCAAAACAGTTTTGATGGTCAATCCCATTGTTTGGGAAATTCCTCACAATGTTACCTATGGTTGATAGATGCACTTGCGCTGCGGCGGATATCCCCTGAGCATCGGATACGTTTCCAGACTTGGAAACAATTATGTTGTTCCGCATGACATTGAAGAAACCTTGAGTAACTCCAATTTCATTACGGGTCAAAATTCCCCAAACACAGTTTGTGCACTGATTCCCTTCTATAATGCAATGCTCTGCTTCGTTCACCTGAATAGATAACCTAAAGTTACCAGTCCCCGCATAGCCGCATCCATCAGTGAAGTTATTCCTGATTTTGACACCATATCCCTGCGCCAGAATTCCATTTCGACCTGTGTTGGTTACTCTGCAGTTTTCGATAACTGCATTTGTTGCAGTGCTGCTATGGTTAATCCCGATAGCCGCATCCGTTGAGTTACCAAAAATAGTGATTCTGTTAACGCGGTGGGAAGCATTCTGTACGCGCAAAATATTCCCAACAGCCGAGGAAGGAATGCAGTATAGCTTTATATCCTCATTGTTTTTAGGAGTGCTGCTGGCAAAGTTGGTTTCGTCTGTGACGTTATAAGTCAGACCCAAACCATCAAGCTTTCCGCTAGCCGCATTGTGCGCATTGGTTATAGCTGCGTGGGCAGATGGCGTTGTGTCGTCAACGCGAGGAACGGCCCCAAACATTAAAGGGTTTACAACATCCGCGTTAATTCGTAGCCACGCATTACCGGCGGTAGTTTTGATGATTGTTCCGCCGTTATCCGTATACGTCGATGCGGACAGAATAGCCCTGAACTGACCACCACCATAACCGGTACCAGTTGTATATTCCCTTAGGGTAATCCTTTGACCATTCGATGTAGGCTCTGTTAAGCGCAGGGTGGCTATTGAAGGGCAGATGCCAATAAACTTTTCACCGTCATTTGCAGCTAACTCTGTCTTCTCCAGCTTCAGATTTAAGACTGACTGAACTGTCGAGGTTGCCCCTGCATTGTTAGTCGCTCCAATTAATGTTGCGCCGGTCGATGCAGCAAGAGATGCAATGGAGGCCTTCAGGTTTAGTGCGCCCTGAACGGTTGTAGGATTTGAGCTATCGTCAACAGCACCAACCATCGTTGCGCCAGATGACAATCCAAGCTGAGCCAGGACATCATCAGTAAGCTGAACCCAGTTCGCCAGTGTAGATGGTGGCAATGTTGCAAGGCAGAATGAGTAGCCTAAATCAGTCCTTTTTGCGATATCCCCTACTTGGGCATTTAGCGCAAGCATGGCCGACTGGGAGCTAACTACAAATGGCTCCGTTAATGCGATAGATGGGATCATGGACACCGGAATCTTTCCGGTACCATCCAGAGTAGCAAATTCAGAAAGAAGCTTTCCTGTGGGCTGTGATGCGCCATCCCAGAGAAACACAGCGTTCGCTCTTGATGACGCCGCTGGAACTGGGTTAACCGTTTCAGAACCAGGAACCCTGACACTCTGATCTACGTAGTTTTGAATTGCATCAGCAGCGGCCTCTCCTGCTGCTTCGGCTGAGTTAGAGGCAGAAATTGCTGATGCTGTTGCAGAGTTGGCTGCTGATACCGAAGTTAATGATGCAGACTCTGCTTGTGAAGCTGACGTAGCGGCAAGGTTTGCTGATGCTGCAGCCTGCGCTGCGTAATCGGGAGCCGCTTCCAGTTTGTCTGCATATAGCTTACTTTGCGCTGCGGCGATCTCCGCAATCGAAGCGTACTTCTGTGCTTTTAAGGTGTCTGAAATTGACATTTGCGGTTCCTGAAAATAAAAAACCCCGCATAAGCGAGGTTTATTAGATTGAAGTCAGATTAGTATTCGATTACTACGATGCCTGGAGCTCCAGCACCTGATGTTCTTGAAGCGCCTGTCATGCTGCTATCATAGACACCGCCACCGCCAGAGCCATACGCTAAGGCCGCTCTTCCCGGGCCGCCATTGCCAGCCCTGCTGCCGCCACCCCAAATAGAAGCGCCGCCATTTCCTGAAAATATAAAGTCACCAGACTGCCCGTCACTTCCATCACCACCGGCAATAACAATATCCGCACCTGAGCCGCTACCACCATTACCACCGCCGCCGCCAGCAGTGCCACCAAGACCTCCAGTGGCGAGCGCTGTGGAATTGAAAGATGAGTTACCGCCATTATTTCCATTTACCGCACCGGATACCGCGTTTCCTCCACTGCCGACAACAACGGGATAGGAGGTTCCGGGGATTACGTTAATCCATGTGATTACTGTCCCACCCGCCCCGCCACCAGACCCACTAACAGTTTGTGCGGTGCTGGTTCCTCTGCACCCTGAGCCGCTGCCACCACCTGCAGTCACTGTCACCTTTATTCTGGTAACACCCTGCGGGGCAACAAACGAACCGGAAGAAAGGAATACTGCTCTCCCCCTTGGCTCTGCATAATTACTGATATCCGTTCCATCTGAATGAATATTAATAACTGTTCCTGGCAATGACTGAACGGTAGTTCCTGCCGCTCTTGTGCTAAGAATTACGGAGAATCCAGAGCCCGTGCAGTTGTTTTCAATTGTCCAGTCCTTTACCCATTGCGGAAGATAAAGGATCCGATTGCCAGTTAGCGTTCCTGAAAGGATTATTCTTTTTTTCGCGGCCAGGATGTCACTCAGGTTCACATTGGCGGTAGAAATCGTTACAGAGGAACTACCATATGCATATCCAGGCACCCATCCGGTAGGAAGGGCTGTAGTGCCTTCTGGATTATTTGCATTCCCGTTAGTTGTGTTAATCCAGAAACCAGAATAATCACTTGAGGGAATAGTGGCACCTTGTGGATATCCAGAGATATTTGAAGCATAGGTTGAATCGAACAGATATCCCATGCCTGCGTTTTGCCATTGCTGCTGAATTGTTACTGAATACAGCACGCCATTCACATCTTTGCCGGACGGAGGAATGCCACCCGCACTCAAAGGCTGCATGGTAATCGGCGGGAAGCCTTTATCAAAAGTGGCTACACCGTTGTTATCCGTCGTCGTGCTTGAATCAACAGGAATGGTGTTTTTTAGCCCATTAACACCAAAGGCTTTGATTATTTTCGATGGTGAGTCTGAGGAGTTCATGTCATACCTGCTGAACAATATTAACAGTTACCCCGATTGGGGAGGGAAGTGCGCCTGAGCTTTGAACTATTGCGAGTTCCGATGTGGAAAGAGCAAATTCGAATACATAGCTCATTACCAGGTCCCCATCGTTTCGAACGTAACAGCGGCCACTATCACCAAACATAAAGGTAAGAAGTTTGTTTAGGTTTGGGATTGTGCAGTCGGAGATGTTTGCTGCAGCTTTCATCATGATGAGCTTACGATAGGCATCATTTGAAAGAGTTACGGTGGATGTTAAAAGCTCGCCAGAGTAAAAAGGTGCCTGGTTGAATGGCTGTGGATCATCCACTACTGGTGGTGTCGATGAAGCCTCATTAAAACCGAAATATATCTGGTTCTCTGTTACCGTCAGCTGTCTGCTGACAACCACTATTTTTCCCCATACGTCCAGGCCGTAGGTATCGGCTGTCTGGATGTTCCATATAACGTCATAGAAATCATCCAGAAAACCTTCAATACCTACCGCTTCATTGAACGAATAAATCAGGGATTTTAACTTCGGGCTGTCGGCATATTGCGTCAGGATGGTATCCGCGACGTTTATCATGCCAGTGTCACCGAGATGTTTGATGCATCCAGTGTTGGCACTTCATCAATGCCAAAGGATGCTGAGGTTTGATAGGTAGTGCCATCACGGCTGATGGTGATGCTGAAGATATCTACGTTATCACTGTCTATTGCCTGAACGCCTGCATAGTAACGACCGGCATAAATGGTTGAGCCAATACGCGCTCGTGTTCCGCCATCCTCGCCATTAAAAGAGCTAAGGATGGCGGCTCTAACTCTGTTGACGATATCGCCAGGCAATGCGTTGTTGTCTGCAAGTTCAACCTTGAAGTAGACGCTTACTGCAGAAGGTGTCTGCCACTTAATTTCGTACTCAGGGTATGGCTGAACATAGTTAACATCATCAACCACCGTGTAGTTCGTGTTACCCACCATTGATGGACCAGGAGGTAGTTTTTGCCAGATCGCGTTTGCAATATCTGCAGATGCACCTCCATACACGCATACATAGAGTGAATGCGGCTCCAGTGAGACGTTAGTGAATCCCTTAGTTACAGTCAGGCTTGTGTTATTCTGTGTAACATATGCGTCAGTTACCCCGCCGACAGCCAGCACGTTTGCGTATACAGCCCCGAGCTGATTGTTTGAGTTTCCAGCTACAGACTGCTTGCGGCGATACTCAAAGTTAGCCCGGCTCTCCACCTCATTTCCCAGCACGCCAGCGGTGGCGTTAGTAATGCCAGACCATCCCTGTATTGCGCGGTAAATAGTGTTCAGCGCGCCGATAGGGCAAGCAATAGGTCCTGATGACTGATTCTGGAACACGACATCGACAGACCCTGAAGAAGTGATTACGGCGTCAGCCAGAGAGAAGTAAAGATAACCACTGGAATCCTGAGCGATGCTGTTTGCCGGGATAACCGTTCCAACAAGACCTGTACACGTAGCGGTTACCGTTGTGCCAATCGCAGCAATACGGTCAATGAAGTAAATCTGTCCGATCGCATCCTGCATGCGACCTTCAGCAAAGTCAGGGTTAATCTGGTTAACCAGCCATGCCAGATTGTCGTTCTTGTCTCCGATGATTGCCGTGTCGCTCATAGCAATCTGTCCCTGTGGAGTCGTCAGACTCTTACTCATCCCTCCGCCCATGGCGGTATCAAGGTCAGTTAATCGCCCGTTGAGAATGTCTATCTCATCAGGAACGGCAATGCCGGTAGCGGAAAACGTGACAGAGGGGACGGCTGTGCTAACTGTTACTTCAGCCATTTGTTACCTCAGAATTGGATTGTGGTCTGAACGTTGTTCGTGTCTGTTATGGTCATCACGCCGGATGCAAGGCGATCTGCTTTGCCAACTGTGGTGGCGCAGAATGCAGCCTGAACATATGGGAGCTTTTTGGCCTCTGTAGCCATTTTGGTATTGATGAGCTGCGTTCCTGGCCAGCGCCCGAGAATCCGCTCGTAATACGGAATCCCAAGCGTGGTGTCATACCAGGGCTCTCCCAGGAAGGTTGAGCACGCGCATGCTACGTCCTGCGCTACTGCATAGGGATTGGCGGTTATAGCCATGCTTCCGGTGTCGTCTAGCGTGATATCCCACTGGTCAGTCAAAAGCAGTGATTTGGTGAGCATGTAAACTCCGGGCAATAAAAAACCCGCCGAAGCGGGTTAGTTTGTTGGCGTTCCGGTGCTTCCGGAGCCTGTTTGTACGCCGCCGTGTTTGTGCGTACTAAGATGGATGCCATTTCCTGTGACTTCTCCGGTTGCGGTAATCGTACCTCCAAATGTCGCATTACCACCAAAGCTACCTGAGCCCTGTGTAAGCTGTCCGTTTGCCTCAATGATGGGGGCATTCAGGGATATTTTGTCGTCAGCATTGACTACAACAGTGTTCCCATTAACCTGGACAACCAGAG